TATGATAATAGAAAGCAGAAAGATTAGTGAACTTAAATTTGCTGAATACAATCCTAGAACTATAAATAAAAAGCAGTTCAAAGATTTAAAAGCCAGTTTAAAGAAGTTCGGTTTAATCGATCCAATCATTATAAACTCTTCAAAGGACAGGAACAATGTTATCATTGGAGGGCATCAACGCTCAAGAGCTTGGCAAGATTTAGGAAATGATACTATTGCTTGTGTAGTTTTAGACTTACCAATCAATGAAGAGATGGAACTAAATTTACGCTTGAATAAAAACGGAGGTAAATTTGATGATGATTTACTCTTGAACTACTTTGATGAAGAGCTATTGTTTGATGTAGGGTTTACCGTTAATGATTTGAATATAAACCTAGACAAGTACGAGGATAACACTTTAGAAGAAGCGACCAAAGATGTTTGCGAGTGTTGTGGTGCTAGTATATGAGAAAGCACACAAAGATATACCTAGAACATTTTAACTTTGATGAGTGTGATTATATACCTTGCGAAGTTTGTGGAAGTCCTGCTCAGGATATTCATCACATAGAAGCTAGAGGTATGGGTGGAAGTAAAACAAAAGACTACATTGAAAACCTACAAGCAGTTTGCAGACCTTGTCATATTCGATACGGAGATAAGAAACAATACAAAGAAATGCTAAAGGAAATTCACTTAAAATATATCAAATGTTATGGCACATAATGGCACAGAAATAGCTAAAGACAAGATGCTCAATGCTTTAGAAAAAACTCTTGGTATTGTTACCAATGCTTTAAAGATTGCAGATGTTTCTCGCTCAACTTTTTACAGGTGGGTTAGAGAAGATGAGAGCTTTGCAAAGAAAGTTAAAGAGGTAGAAAACATTGCTTTAGACTTTGCAGAGTCAAGCCTTTTTAAGCAGGTTAAAGATGGCAATCCTTCAAGCACTCAATTCCTCCTGAAGAATAAAGGAAGGGAAAGAGGCTACGGAGATAAGCTAGATATAACTACACAAGGCGAGAAGATTAATAAAATTGAAATAGAAATTGTCAAGCCTAAAGATAAAGACCAGTAATGTATTTGAACGCAACTATAATGCAAAGACAAAGATAGTAGTTAATCAAGGTGGTACTCGTTCAGGGAAAACCTATTCACTCTGTCAGCTCTTAATTATAAAAGCGTTTGAGAATACCAATAAACGATTTAGCATCGTTAGAAAGTCGCTACCTAGTTTGAAGCTATCGGTAATGAAAGACTTCTTTGAGATACTAAACAACTTAGGTTTATACGATGAGGTTAATCATAACAAATCAGACCATACCTACACGCTTAACGGCAATACATTCGAGTTTATATCATTAGACCAACCACAAAAGAAAAGAGGTACTAAAAGGCATTATCTATTCTGTAATGAAGCCAACGAATTGACTTGGGAGGATTTCTTTCAGTTGATAGTTAGAACAGAAGAGAAAGTATATATCGACTTCAATCCTTCCGACTCTCACCATTGGATATATGACAAAGTGCTTACAAGAGATGATACGACCTTTATCAAATCAACCTACCTAGACAATCCTTTCTTAGCTGATGAGCTTGTAAACGAGATTGAAAGGCTTAGAGATACGGATGAGGAATATTGGAAGATATACGGATTAGGGGAGAGAGGATTTAGTAAAGCAATTATCTTTCCAAAGGTTACAATCATAGGCAAAGTTCCTGAAGATGCAACCTTAATATCTACAGGTTTAGATTTTGGCTTCACAAACGATCCGAGTGCATTAATAGAAGTATACGAGCAGGAAGGCTCACTAATATTTAACGAATTAATTTATGAGCGAAACCTCACTAACTCTGACCTTGCTATCCGAATGGGTACTTTTGGGTTTGATAGACGAAGACCTATTTTTGCAGACAGTAGCGAGCCTAAATCTATCGAGGAGATATATAGACTAGGCTACAATATTAAACCATGCGTAAAGGGTAAGGATAGCATCAACATAGGTATTGACCTGCTGAAGCGATTTAATTTAAAGGTAACGAGCAAATCAACCAACCTGATAGCTGAGTTTAATAACTATAAATGGGTAGAGGATAAGAACGGACATCTTCTAAATAAGCCTATTGATAATAACAACCACGCAATAGATAGCTTAAGGTATGCCGTTACAATGGTTAAGAGTAAACCAAACATAGGGAAATACTCTATTCGATAGCTAGTATTCTAAAATAATTTGTTATATTTGTAAAACCTTGCAAGAGTGCTACGAAAAATGGATGAGCCAAAGTATGTAGCACAATCCCTCACTTTAATTAGTGGGGGTTTTTTTGTATCTTAGTTTTTTGTACAAAATAAACAAATTACTATTTAATAATATGAAGCTAACAATACCTACAAATCTAAGTGAAATTAATCTTGGTCAATTACAGAGGCTAACTAACCTAGAGAATGAAGAGCTTAACGCAGTAGAGATGCAAAAGAAAGCGATAGAACTGCTTACTTCTGTAGATAGGGCAACAATAGACCTTTTTAAATTGAGTGATTTAGAGAGCGTATATGGTAAGCTGCTAAGTTTATCAAGGCGAGAGGATAAACTACATAGGTTTGTAACGATTGAGGGTATTAAATACGGCTTTCATCCTAACCTATCAGAGATAAGTACAGGAGAGTTTGCCGATTTAGATACACTTTGCCAAGACTTCAACGATAACTTGCACCTGATTATGGCTATTTTGTACAGAAAAGTAACGATTGAGAAGTACGGAAAGTATAAGATTGAGTCTTATGATGGCGATGTTGAAGCAAGAGCTGAGTTGTTTAGAAGTAAACTACCTGCAAATGTAGTAAATGGTGCAATGGTTTTTTTTTGGACTATCGGAAACGATTACTTGACAAATACTCTCAACTCTTTACAGGTGGATCAAGCGACCAAAAGCAACAAAACTTCGGTAAGAAGTGGGGATGGTATTCTATACTGATGAGTTTGTGCAATGAAGATGTGTTAAAATTAGATGAGGTTACAAAAATAGGTATTAGTAAAGCGTTTACATATATGAGTTACCTTAAAGACAAAGAAAGAATAAAGAAATGAAAACATTTAAATCAGTAGTTGAGCAATTTGAAGCTATATGTGTTGCACATAAGCAATTAAACTCCTTCACATTTGGAGATATATTTGAAGTTGATTTAAGCAATGAGATGAACTTTGCTAAGGCTCATTTAATAGAGCAACCTGCAGCAATAAACAATAGGGATTTCGTATTTACTTTTGATTTGTTGGTTATGGATTTAGTAGCAGCAGATGGCTCAAATCAAACTGATGTGCTAAATGATACCTTTCTAATTTTATCAGATGTATATAGAGAGTTTAAGAATGGTATTGCAAAAGCAACCTCTCCTATGACTTCGAGAGATTATGTAGTAAGCGATAATATTACTTGTGAGCCATTTACAGATAGGTTTGAGAACTTATTAGCAGGATGGAAAGGCACAATATCAATAACAGTTCCAAGTCATAACAACGCTTGTAATTCTCCAATATGATAATAAGAGGTAATAAAGAAACTATACTTATATGGCTACGTTCAATTACGAAAAAACACAAAAAGCATTAAATAAATTTGGAAAAGATGTTGTCATTCGTGCTGCTACTTTACTGCAAACTCGTAAACGGGGCTACGATACTGGCAAACTTTTTAAATCATTGGATCATGATTTGCAGATTGCTGCTAATTCTATAAGTCTAAAGTTTAGAATGGAGGACTATGGTCTTGCAATTGATTCAGGAAGAGGTAAGAGTGGGAAGAATAACGGAGGGCAGTTGTTCCCTAAGATATTAGATTGGGTTAAAAGAAAGGGTTTAAGACCTCGTAATTCAAAAGGGCAGTTTGCTGCTTGGAGAAACAAAGAACAACAACAGAGAGGTATAGCATTTGTTGTAACTCGAAAAATACATAGATTTGGATATAAGGGTACAAACTTCTTTACTGATGCGTTTGAAAGTCAATTTAAGAAGCTACCTAAAAAGATAGAAAAAACATTTGCATTAGATGTCGAGAGATTTCTAGCACAATCAATAGATGAGATAAATGGCAACAACGGTAACTAGACCTAATTATTGGGTACTAACTTTAACAAGTAACACATCTCCTGTGTTCAACTTCAAATTTGTAGTTGACATTTGGATTGATGGAGTAAAACAAGCAAGGCTAAAGCAACCTAAAAACGATAGTAGTTCAGCACACTTTTCTTTTGAAAGGATTGTGAAGAATTATATAGAGGTAACGCATGACCATGCAAACACTATAGATGGAACAGTCAAATATGATAGTGTTCATTTAATGCCTCAGAATAAACCTGAAGAGGTTGCAGGCTCATTTAAAGATTATGTATTTAGTAAGAACGATGGCACATTAAAGGAAGTAACATTTAAGTTCTACGAAGAGTATGCAAGTTCATCGGGTGGTACTATTGCAGTAACATCATCAGTAACTGCATCAGATTTAAAAGTTGTTGTTATCAACTATGCAATGATTGGGTGGATGCTATGAATTTTGATGTAGAAACTTTTGACTTCAAAACAGATGCCACAGTTTTAGGTAGATTCTTAACAGAGCTTCCTGATGCAACAACAAAGCCAAATGATACAAATGGCTTAATACCTCATTTAACTAGCTTAAACGATTACAAGACTTTTGCTTGGCTGAATGAATACAACACTTACTTTAATACTGAAGCAGGTTTTGTTGTTTATAAATTTTATCGAGAAGTACCCAATTCAGATTTCTCAAATTATATTGGGAGGATAGAGTGTACTAATGAAGCAAACTTTGGAGGGGAAGTTCCTGCAAATGCAAATACGCCAGATGAATATTTAATATTTGTAGGTGTTGGTGGTGCTAATGTAAGCAACTTAAAATATGTAAGTCGAGGTAATTACCAAATGGATAGTACAATAAAATACTACACAGTAAGATATGGCGATGCAAGTGTTACTAGCACTTTAATAGATCAAAGTAATATAACGGCAGGGGATTCAATTACAATAGAAACAGTAGGAACAACAGATTTTACTTCAATAGGCTCTCCAAATAATAATGTAGGAACTACTTTTTACGCTACTGGAAGTGCAACGGGTACAGGTAAAGGATATTTAAGAGAGCCTAAAGTTATAGGGAAAAGATATTTGTTTGAAGTTTCAACTGATAGGAATTGCAACTCAACAAGATTTGATGAATATACTTTAGCTTGGAAAAATAAATATGGTGCGTGGGATTACTACTTATTTGATGGAGAACATTCTGAAAAGGATAGCTATAAAAGAGAGGTAAAACAAAAGCGATTAGCAGGTAGTTGGAACGCAGCAGCATTTAGTTTAAGTTCTTATGAGAGAGGGAATGTTCAAACGGTAACGGGATCTAAGCAGATAACAATAAACACTCGCAATATAACAGATGATTATAACGACTTTTTTAAGGGCTTATTAATGTCTGATGAGGTAATGCTAATAAATCCTGTTAAAGAGGGCGATGATGCAACGAAAAGCGTACCTATTCC